CACGACCACTACCAGTCTCAATTTGAGTCTCAGCAGACGCACCTTCTCCACCACCACCTTGGAATATAAGAATAGGAGGAACCTCATAATTAGATCCTTCATCTGTAATTGTAACTTGTGTCACTTGTCCACCTGTCACAGTTGCAGTAAACTCAGCAACATTTGGTTTTAAACCTGTAAATTCGTAACTATCAATAGTAGTCGAACTTGAGACAGTTGCGACAAGACGATCTGACCCCTCACTAGCAATTTGTGCTCTATCGCCAGGATCTATAGAGTTAAATGTATTGCTTATCAATATATCTTCTGAACTACCTGTGTATATGAATAATGTGCAATCTGATCCTGCTCTTGGTGCTTCACTAAATTCAATGATAGAACCAGTCAATGAATATGCAACGCCAGGTTCTTGATATACACCATTTAAGAATATAATTAAGTTGTTTTGTGCTTGGACTGCTGTATTATCACTTTCTAAAGAGAATGGTTCAGTATTCTGTTTCATAGTAAAGGTCTTCTTATTGTTATCAAAGAAAGGATCAATCTCATCTAATTGTGTCAATTTACCAAAGTAGAATCCATAGAAGTCCATGCCAGCTAGAGGTGCTTCTGTAAATGTAATTGTACTACCTGTATATGTGTATGCATCTGTAGTTCCTTTGATTTGTAATGTGCTATTCAAGAAAATCAAGAAGTTATCACTAGCGGGTAACACCTGTGTAGATCCACCAGACAACGTAGTAAATGTTGTGTCAGATCCGTCAAAGGTTACTGTATCAACGTTTACTTGGAAGTATGGTTGCACAGAAGAAGTTTTAGTAATTCCATTCAAGTTACCAGTATTGGTTCCAACATTTACTGTGATTGTCGTCGCTGTAACCGCAGTGATAGCAACTGCTGTATTATATGCAGGATCGCTTGTTCGTGGATATGTTTTCTGTGATGTGTTGTTGTCATTGGCACATGTAAATGTCATTGAATTAGCAGCGATTGTTACTGTATCACTTGTTGTGAGTGAATGAGATCCAATCTCCATCTCCATAAGACCTGTGGTATTATCATAAGTTGTTGGAGCAACAGCAGTGAAAGGTCCGCTACCACCACCAGTAACAGTTATGTTTCCAGCTGTAGATTGAACAAAGGTGTGAGCACCAGTTCCCACTGCCTGTGTAACAATACCCCATAATGATGTAATTGTGGATGCTACATCAATACAACATGCTTCTGAGTAAGATGTGCTACCTGAGTCATTACTGATAGTATTATCTTTTATTTGTGTCCCTACAGTATCTGAGTTTGTAGTAACTGTAAGATTACGCATAACTTGACGACAGATATCTCTAGCATGATTGAATACCTGTACAGACTCACCTTCCTCTCCTTGTAAGTGAACTGTGTTAACATAGAATTTTGCTGCATCATATACAGCATTGTTTCCACCAAACTCAACGTTGTCTGCCACTGCATCTATGATTAGATTTGTGTCACGAATACACTTAGTCTTATAGATGCCAGAGAATGATGGGTTGTCTGCTTGCATTCTGCCATATGCAGTTGTAGCAATAAAGTTTTGATTCAAACGTAGTAAGTTTCCTGCATCTGCAAACTTGGAATACTTGTAAACACCATAACTAACAACTGCCCTTGTGACAGCTGTAGAAGTGGCACTTACAAATGTATGTGTTGATGTATCAGATGATACACCTACATTGACTGTAAATGTATCTGCAGTTACAGCGTCAATAGTATGCCATGCACCCTCTGATGGATCTCCAACTCTAGGATATTGGTGTTGTGTCTGATTATTGTCTAAACCGCATGTAAATGTCAATGACTCATTGGCAAAGAATATTCTGTCACCCTTAATTAATGGATGACCAGTCACTGTTATGACCATATCACCTGTGGTAGGTGTGTAAGCAATATCTGTTGGTTGGAATTGGTATGTTGATAATCCTTCCCATGTATGAGTGTCAGTGTTTGTAGGTGCTGTTCCGTTTAATGCGTTGACTGTAATTGTAGTTGTAGCAACTGCTTCTACAGGTATATCTCTCATCTTACCTTGAGTTCCAATAGGATCTGTAGGACGTGGATATGCTGCAGTTCCACCACTACCATAGTTACAACTAAATCTCAATGACTCATTTGCAATTCTGACTGTAGATACTGCAAACTTAACACTATTTGTTACTGCAGACACATATGTGTGTGGACTTAGATCAGTGGATGGGATGCTATCAAGAACTTGGACTGTAAATGTATTTGTAGTGCAATCAAATACCTGTAACCACCTATCTGATGCATAGTCAGTAGAACGTGGATAATCATCATTACCGCCACCACCATAAGTGCAACTAAATCTAATGGCACCATCATCGAACTTAACTTGATCTCCATTTACACGTCCATGGTTATTAATAGTTACCACCATCAAACCAGTATTAGGATCGTATGTTGCAAATGTTGGTGTATGTGTTGTAGGTGCTGATAAACCATGTCCTGATCCTATGGTCAATACCATCTCACCAGATGCAGGAGCATAAGTTCCATTTGTAGGGAGGAAGTTTTTAACTAACTGTTCACCACCAATGTCTCTGTTAGCAGGATCATAAATGCCACCTCTATTGTGAACATCAGTTATTCCCAATACATCGTTTGGTGTATATCCACTACCACCAGATACAACTTTTACGTTTGTAACACTTCCGTTATTGACTGTAATGTCAGCAGTAGCACCAACTCCAGTCCCAAGTCGATTCTTAAGTGAGACTGCTGAGTATACTCCATCACTATATCCTGTGCCAGGTGTTAACTCGTCAGGTTCATCATTAGATATGCCTACGTTGACAGTAATTGTTGTTGCTGTTTCTGCAGTGATAGCAAGTTGTTTACCAGATGCAGGATCACCTGATCTTGGATAAGAATGAGTAGAAGCGTGGTTGTCTGCATCACAAGTAAATGTAATTCCACCATCTGCAATAGTGATTGTATCACTTGTAGTTAAACTATGAGAACCAATCTCAATAACCAATAAACCTGTGCTAGGAGTATAAACGGTTCCAGATGCTGCAGTAAATTGAGAACCACCTGTAACCTGTATAGCATTAGTAACACCACTTACAAATGTATGAGTTCCCAATCCAGATAAACCTGTTCCAAATGTTTTAATTCCATCTCCAATTTGATCTAATACAAATGAACCACTATATGCAGAACGATCATAATACATTGCGATGACTTTACTCTCAGATAGTGGAGGAACTAAGAATGTTACAATACTGTTTGATAGCGTATATGTTGCAGGGTTCGCAATAAGACCGTTTATTGAGAGCATCAATTGTGTAGATGATGCAGTTTTACCGAGTTGTGTATCAAGGTCAACACCATTTACCTGTAACTTAAATGAGTCATTAGTTCCGTCTATAAAACATCTCAATGAGTGTCCCACACCAGAACCTTGTGATGTCAAGTCAATTGCATTACCACCCAATGTTGCTGCTAGTTCAATTGTATTAGCGTCTACGTATCTAACGTAATATTGACTGCCATTTGTAAGACCACCAACAGGAAGACCAGATCTATTATTTGGATAATTACCAATATCTGATGTAGGTAATGGGTCAGTTGGAGTAGCGATTACATTTGTAACAATTCCTGCTAATGTTGTAATTGCACTCTTGACATCTTGACATCCCCCTGCATCATTTGTGATACTTAAATCTGTTTGTGGAACTATATTTGTATATGTGCCAATTGGAAGATCGTTAGTAACTGCTAGTAAACATAAATCTCTTGCTTTGTTAAACGCATAGATTGTCTCTGCCTCTTCACCACCAACATGCTGTATTCCTGTTCCAGTAGTATATGTCTTTGCAGCGTCTACAGTAAAGTAGTTACCACCATACTTAAGATCATTAGTCCATGCAGCAATTACAAGTCTAGTATCTCTAGCACATTTTGCTTGATCGTAAGTTAATGTTGGATATTGTGTATTTAAGAATCCGATAGTCTCTTCAACAATATAATCAATATTGTTAACGATTAAATCTCTAGCATCTAGGAATCTATCTCCACCAGAGAAGTATGTTACTAATTGATCTGCTACTAGACCATGATTAGTAATTGTAATTCTATCAGTAGTGCCATCTACAACAGAAGAACTAGATCCATCAAAACTCAATGTTTTATCACTAATATCATCTAATTTGTAAACAATACAAGATAAGATTTTCTGAACATCCAATAACTGTTTTCCATAGATAGAAACTTCTGTAGGAACTAAAGCACTATAGTCTGGTCTTGATAATGCGAAGTTATTGATAGTTGCTAATTTTCCTGCATTCTTAGCAGATGGTTTTGGTGTGATAAACGTAGTTCCATTGAATGTATTTCCAATGGTATTAGTATTAGGTAACCACCAGTCAAACTGACTGCTAGGAGTTGTATTGTTTGTAGATCTTGGTCTAAACTCTTTCTTAACACTTGATAGTAATACTTGTGTTCCAACTACCTTAAATCCTGCAGGATGTGCAGCAAACTTAAGTGGATTCTTCCAATCTGATATATTGACTGCTGATGATATGTCATATGAGAACTCTTGGAATCTATTACTGTCATAAACACGTTGTTCGTTAAGATCCAAGAATCCAGTTGTTTTTTCCCAGTTGGCAGCAGATGTGCTGATTGGAGAAACGACAAACTCAGCATCTGCTCTGTCAAATGCATGTATTTGACCAAATGCAGCAGACTCTTCACCAAATACAGGTTGACCTACTACAAAGTCACCTTCTATTAATTCTACACTTACTACTCTACCACTAGCGTCCCAGTTTCTAATAATACCATATGCAGTATATGATGATGTAGATGCACCTTGGTATATTCTTTCTCCAATAGCAAATGTAGCGGGTTTCATGTATGCAACAATGTTATCACCCAAATCTGTAGTGCGAAGAACAAAGAATGTTTGTCCTGTAAGTGGATCTCCTATTGGTGAACTTGTAAATGCAATAGCAGTCTCAGTATTTGCATTAGCAAGGGATGTTGCAAGTTTAATTTGATTACTTGCCAATCCGTTTGCTAAAGTTGAGGCAATAGCATAGTATGTTGTATTTTCTGCTAATGGTTGAGGAAGTTGTCCTGCAGACTCTACAAGAGTAACTTTTGTTCCTGATGGTATCTTTGCATCATATGGGAAGTTTAATGTGCTATTAGACGATAGTGCAACAAATGTGTGACTTACTTGTGCCTTAACTGTAGGTGCAGACGTAAATCCTCTACCCGCATTGGCAACCTCAACTGATTGTATGATTTCGTTTAGAACTATTGGTTCTAGATCAAATAATGAACCTTGTCCACCTTCTAGGATTATCTCAGGTGTTGCAACAAAGTTTGAACCACCATTTACCACATCAAGATAATCAATGATCTGTGTTCTGACCAGTTGTAAATTATAGGTTGTATTTAACTTAGGTTTTAATGTTCTATCGTGACTGTAGTTGAATGTAATATTATCTCCACCAATCTTTAGAATCTCTCCCATGTCAGATGACTTGAGTAGTATAGATGCACCAGTTCCTACCTTCTGTTCTATGTTGATTATTGGAGCACTTTGGAACTGTTGTCCTGCAGCGTCTATATTGATAGATGCAACACCTTCGTTTAGAATTATTGAGTTCAATGCTGCGTTAATACCGTTACCACCTTGTGCAGTGATAGTGGGTGCAGATAGATAACCTGATCCAGAGTTAGTTACAGTTACAGAGTCTATAGATGCGTCTAATAGAGACTCAGTTGAGACTGGATCTACAAATGATAATTGACCTTCTTGAACTACAAGAACAGCGTCATGAGTTCCATCAGAACCACCTAGGTCTGCTCCAGAGATTGTAAGTTGATCTCCTAGAACGTATGCAGTTCCACCCGCTGTAACAGTGACGGATTCGATAGCCCCTGCACCACTAGTTTCAATAGTAAAAGTAGCACCAGTAGCAGAAGAACCCGCGATTGATTTTTGAATAACTCCTGTATAAACTTGCGAAGATCCATAGTTTCCTGCAGATTGAGACTGAATTGAGATTGATGAGATTATGCCATAATAAGGATCATCAAATATTACGTCAGGTGCTGCTCTATAGTTTGTTCCTGCTCCTGTAACAGTAACTTCTGACACTCTACCCGCACCAGATACTGCTGCAGCAACTGTTGCCTGTGTTCCTGATATAGAATCAATAGTTGCAACAGAGTTACCACCTGTATAAACTCTTGAACGAATATTGAATGACTGTGTGCCAGTTCCAGAATTGGTTATAGTAATTGCTGTTCCCACCTCTGCGAGTTGAGGTGTTTCTGCTAACTTAACACGTCCTACATCACCAATGTTGATAACGTAGTATGTTCTTCCCACAACCATATTACTAATTGGATTAGTCTGTGCTGAGACATACTTGACTGGATCACCTGTCTGTGCATCATGCACTGCAAACTCAAACTGATCTGCATAACCTACAGCGTCAATTTGTGATGGGTTAATATTATAGACCTTACCCGAATTGAACATGATATATCCTTTCTGTCCTGCACCTGTTCTAGTATTACGTAAAGGTTGTAGTCTCAATACTGCTGTAATTGGGTTCCAAGAAATAACTTTACCTCTAGCAGTGTTATTATCTTGAATTGCCTTACCAATAATAATTTCATCTGGTATAAAGTTACCTAATACATTCTCTAATTGTATATCCACAAAATCTGGCATTGTAACAACACAAGTAGGTAATGATGCCTGATTGTAACCAGATCCACTGTTTGTAACAGAGACGTTTGCTAATCCACCAGAAATAGTTGCTATAGCGGTTGCTCCAGAACCAGATCTTGAAGATCCTAATAATTTTGGTAAGGACTTGTAATTTCTACCTTGGTCACCAATTGTTATGTTGGCAATACCTCCTGATGGGTAAATTGAGTTTGTAGTATATGATACACCTGTACTATATCCAGATTCGGGTTGTAATGCTGAATAGTAATTTATTTCATTTGAATTAGTATCAACAGAGTCAATAGTATGAGATCCTAGTATAGGGTCATTAATAACATTCATGAACCTACTATTGGTAACATCACTCTTGATATTGATTGCGTTACCCATTCCGAGATGGTTTTGGCAAACATAGTGTAATGTATTAGGAGTATCTACTGTTGGAGTAATCTCTACACTACGAGTCGATGCTGTTCCAAAGTTAGTGCTGTAATCATCCCAAGATACTACGTCACCATTAATTCTGTATACAACACCCTTCTCATATCTGTTTACTCCACCATAAGCATCCTCACTTTCTGAGAAGTAGATTGCATGTGTAGTATTTGATGCAGAATCCTGATTAAAGGTATATGTCAAACCACGAGACATTGTTATGGCAGGAGACTCTGCAGCAGATCCATACTTATCGCCTGTGATGTAATATCCTTTTCCAGATCCATAACCATAAAGAGGATGTGCAGTGGTTTTTGCTGCTACATTAACTGTAAATGTTCGTGGTGATACATTTGTATGCTTAACATCATGATAATAGAAAACGCCAGGTAAATCTAGCATTTTAATTGTTATTGAGTTCTGCTCATTAGTTACTAAGTCTCTAACCTCATCAATAACGTTCTTATATGTGAATACATCTGTATTACTTGGGTCAAGTGTGAAGTTTAGAACTTTTCCAGTATTACTTGCATCTGATGTATCAAATATGTAAGAGTGCCCATCTATCAAAGATAAGTTTGGTTCTTTGACGTAAACTTCTGAAGGATTGCCACTATTACCTGTTGTAACATTTGCTACACCTGTAGTAGCAAAGTTTCTCTTGACTGTAAACTTCCTTGCAGTCTCAGTTCTAACAACAATATAGTTTGCCTTATTATAAGACACAGGTGAGACACCTGAGACATTGACTAGATCACCCGCTTTCAATTGATGTGCTTTGTTAGCATGGAACTGAACTTCTTTTTGAACTTGAGTTAGTGTAATGCTAAATCCTGCACCAGATACTGAGTTTCCTAGGTTGACGTTAGATGCAGAGATTGTGTCTCCAATATCATATCCATATCCAAAATCTGTAATTGTAACAGATGTTACAGCACCACTCTGAATTAGGATTGTTGCCTTTCCACCTAATCCATCACCACTGCTTGTTAGTGGAACGTTAAGATATGTTCCGTCGATATAGTTAGATCCTCCTGTAATACTTGCCCAACCATCTTGGAATAAATTACCATCTGTTCTTATTCTCTTGTAAGTCCAGTTACATCCACCATCAGATGTAGTTCCTGATGTGTGAACAGGAGCAGACGATCCAGATGTGTTGATTGCTGAGGTATCAACAATAGCAGCAACATATACTCTGTTTCCGTTGTAAACTAAATCTCCTTCTGTATATGAAGTTGCTGCTTGCCATGGTGCTATTATCTTTGCACTAGTTAAATTAAAATACGTAAAGTGGTAATTGCCATTGATAACTTTAGTTGTAATAGTTCTACTTGCGGAGTTATCTGTTACAGAAACTGTAATTGAGTCGCCAGGTTGTAAGAAGTTTGCCTCAGTAGTTCTTAAGATATTAACAAACCGATCATTGTAGGTTCCTGTAAACGCAAGTGTGCTAGTAGTGGGTACACCTTCTACCTGAGATACGATAGCACTTATACCATCTCCACCAGTTCCAGTATTGTCAAACGACAACCTATCATTTACCTTATACTCTTTACCGCCACCTTCTACAAGATACTGGTCAACACCCGCTGAAGAAAACTTGTTTGTAGATGATACTACTAGAGAATCCGCAATTCCACCTCTAATGAATGGGTAGTAACTGTAATACCCAATACCATCTTCAATGTATGTAAGTGTCTCACCTGTCTCCATCACAATCAATGTTGTGCTGTCTTCTAATGCTAGGAAGAAGTCAACTTTGTTATCTAACTCTTTTCTCTTTGCTACAATGTTATCAACACCTACAAATGGAGCTCTGTAACGTATTGCGTCTTCTGTAAAGTTTTTCTGCAGTCCATTACCATTCCAGTTGACTGCATCCGCATCTCCATAGAAGTTCTCTCCAATAAAGTATGGGAATGCAGGATCACCAGTTGTTCCTGTAATAGTTGTAAAGTAAGCGTATACTCCGTTTGGATATTCTGGAGTAACGCAGTATCTGCCATTGTAACGGTCTAAATCACCTAAACCTTCCACATATTCATAATCTTCAATATAAGTCCCTAGAGGGTCACTGAGACCGCTTAGAAGAGCATCTCTGCTAGTCCTTACTCTGTAACTACTTCTAATACGTTTGTATGCGTTAAACGGAGCACTATTCTCAGGATCCTCATATCCGTAAGGTCCGTAAACAGGATGTCCGTCATATGCCCAACCAATAATCGGTGAGTGCACAGTAGGAGGTAACTCCTGCAAATCTCCGTTATTGTCTAAACCAATACTGTCCTTGAGTAAGAAGCGTAGTTGTTTTGGATTGTAAAGGTATCCATACTCTCCACCATAGATCAAGAAGTTCTCACCACGGAAAGATACTCCACCGAAGGGATCAGAGGTCTTAGGTGATACAAATGTATTACTCCCTAGTTCAGCACCTGTTGCTGCTTCGTTTATGGATAGTTCTGTAAGTCTAGTCTGGAATTGTGCACCTGAGCCAGGATATACAATATCAACTCGTGTATTACCCGCTGTATACCCAACACCCTTACTAGACACCGTAATACTCGTAACAATGTTTGATGATAAGTCAACTGTAGCGAATGCAGTAGCACCAACTCCGTCACCAGTAATAATAACATCAGGAGGACCGAAGTATGCACTACCACCAAATGTAACGATGATACTCTCTATCTTTCCGTTTAGTATTGATGGATACGCAACAGCACCACTACCACTGATTAGATTGATAGTTGGTTCGTAAGTATACTGTGTTCCCGCATTTACTATGTTGATACTGTCTACAGGACCTCGACAAACCGCAACAGCAGTTGCACCTGTTCCTCCTCCACCAGTAATTGATATAGTAGGAACGCTAGTATATCCGCTTCCTCCGTTCACTATAGTAACACCTGTTACAGTTCCTGCGGTAATCTGTGCGGTAGCAAACGCCTGAGAACCACTTGTTGCACCACCACCGACAATAGAGACGATAGGTTGCGTAGTATATCCGCTTCCTCCGTTAGTAACGTTGATAGAAGTTACAGAACCTGTAATGACAACTCCTGCAGTTGCGGTAGTTCCCTCATACTCCCAATCAATAGTTCCTACAGTAATAACACCTATTGTGTGAACAGGGTATGCTGTTACGGATGATTTACCCGCATTGAGTGATCTGTATCTATTTCCGTTCCATGTAACACGTAATCCAGATGCATATGCTGTATCTAACTTATACTCAGGTTCAAACTCTACAGTTGGTGGGTTTGTGATATCATAACCAGATCCACCGTTTATTCTTTCAATAGATTTGATACCACCAAACTTTTTCGTAGTTTCGGACTTATATGAGAATAATGGGACTCCATTTGCACCAATAGCGATTTGTCCGATTGGTGTTGGTGTTTTTTCCGATTTTATGCTTGGTGCAAGAGGAATACGTTTTAAATATCTCTGATTGCCAGGATCTAGGTCATTTGAGGCAAAAGGTCCTATCTTATGTGTTGGAATACCAGAACTAGCGATAATTGCATCAGTATCTGACTTATATGTGTTTTGGACATCACCTGTAGTTTCTTTGATCGCTAGATTGATAGAATTATCGTCAGACTTACCAAATGCAAATTCTCTAGCAATATAGAACTCAAAATTGGATATACCGAATGCAGGAGACGTAGTAAAGATAAACTCGAACGTAAAGTCATCAACAATACCCACAACGGTGTGAGAGTTGTTGTAAAGGTCTTCTGGAGCGTTTAGAATTCTAACTGAGTCATCTCTGACCAATCTATGCTTCTCTTTGGTCACTATGGTGCATCTAACCGATCCATCCGTTGCGGGTGCTGCTAGGGTCGCAGAGACGCCTCTGAGGGCACGTCTGACGTTGTATATAAACGAATCCCATATAGGATCAATACTATCGAAGCCAGGTGCAGCGGGTGTGGTGACTTTTGAGTCTGGTAAGTAGTATCTACCACCACTATTCAAGAATACACCTCTAGTTCCACCAAATATCTTTAATTGTATCTCAGAACCATCTACATTTGAGTTTCCATAGATTTTGAACGCAGCAAACACTTCTTGTCCTGCATCGTGTGCTACATTGCTTGTATTATCTCTTGCACGACTACATCCAATGAATTGTGTGACTGTTTTGTCGGTATAACTGATTATTTCGTCTTCTACCCTAAATTTACCGTTTGTTTCTGGCCATCCTAACGTAGAATCAACTGTAACGACATTATCGTTCAAATTAGCACCTAAATCTTGTGCTAGGACGGTTTTATACGGAGTTACGAAAGTTCCGAGTGAATTATTCGTATCTACGTCGATTTCATAGATTGTTCCGTTTGGAGTAAAGACTTCTACGACTCCTTTTACGTAAATTCGTGCTGCAAGGACATTTGAGTCGTTTGGATCGGCATCTTGGTATAAAACTTGCCCTACAAGTTCAATTGGGTTCCCAGAAACAGGAACTGCACGAATAATTTCTCTAGAAGTGTAAAATGCGTCGCTAGGTTTGAATATTCGCTCTCTTGGGTAAGACACTTGAGACTCAACGCCAAAAAGTGCTCTTAATACGAACTGGAAAGACCTACCTGTTCCTTTTGACGCATAAAAGTCCTTTATTCGCTTTATTACGGTGCTCTCTGTGACACCGTTCGCGAAATTTTTGGGAAATGTGTTTAAGAACTGCTCTTTGAACTTCCCAAGCATGTAAAGTGGGAAAATATTGTTCAAATTGACAACTTCAGTGCCTAGAGCGTGTTCTGCAGCGGTTGTAGACTCAAATTTGTAGTCTCCTTCGATTCCAACTGACTTTACAGCGTTAAATCCTCTTGCACAGTCTTGAAAAAGTGTAGATCCCTTCTTTTGGTAGTAAATTATCTCATCATCTATCAATAATAGTCCTTCATTCGGAAAATCACGTGTAGATTGCACGTCAATTGATGTAGAAGACGTTGTGACAGTCGAAATTAGCGTCGTAGTCGTAACTAGATCGCCATAATTGTCAATATTGTAATAATCTGACCAGTTTTGGATAATATCAATGCAATATCCCTTTAATTCTTGCGATTTATAGTATTCTCTAACAAAATCTATGAACGTAGGATACTGTTCCCTTATAAAAGAGGGAAATTGCCCGAAAATATTGGTTGATATTTTGGATCTGGATTCTGGACTAACTTCTGACGGTACAGGCGGTTGTGAAACCGTTGTAGTGGGCGTCGTCCACGATCCAACTCTCCATGAACTATTTGTCATATTAGATTAATAGCTAGATTCTGGAATTACACCTGTTCCAGAAAGATTTGAACCACTACTGATAGTATCTTCTACTACAGTAATCACCGAGTTATCTATACCCATAGTTATATACGTTTCTCGCAGAGAAACGAGGTCATTTGACTTGGGTGTTGCAGATATCTGTAATGTATTATTTACTACATTTGTAGATTGTATAATTAAGTCGTTAATTACAATTTCACCCATATCATAATCTACAGATCCCCATAATCCATCAACATAATCAAACTCACCAGTTCCTTTGACGTAATACAATCTCAATAGACCCGCACCATCGTCATTTAGATAATAAGTGTTCACATCATCACCTACAATCTTGAATCCACTAGAGATTACAGAAGGCATAGTCGATGTTTGCTGATTAATTCTGTTACCGTAGCAAATTTTGTAGTTAACACGAGTGTTGAGATCAACAGTAATGTTTTTTCTCATTGCAATACGTGTAATATTAGACGTAATCGACCTTTCTGCGTCGTCAATTATGTTTTGCACCTTAGAATACTTGAATTTGCCACCAAATTTGTTAAACTCGGCACTTGCATTCAGTGTAGTCAACGTTATAATCACCAAATTCTTAACTTCTGCAGGAGTTCTACGTGTTAAGTTAGGATTATAGTAAACAAAACTGACCAAATCCACATAAAGTATGGACGGATCAATGATTGTTGGTTGAATTGCTGCTACAGAATACTCTCTGAGCTTCTTTAGAACAGAATTTTTCTCGGATAATGATAATTTGTCAGCATTTCTTGGTTTGATTGCCAAAAATACCTTACCAAATTCGGGAGGTTCCGCTTCTTCACCACCATAACATGAGATAGAACTCACATTTGGATAGATTTGAGGTATAATTGCTTCGTAATCACGTGTCGAAACTGCTCTACCGAACGCAGAATAGAATTTTGGAGCAGAAAATTTGATTGCTTCTGTAGATTCTGGTTCTGCACCGCCATCTGGGAACGAAACAGCACTAATTGTAATACCAGAAGTTATCGCATTTCCTAAATTATCCCGATAAGTTCCAATATTTTCAAAAACTTTAAGTCCGTTTGCTCCTGTTCCTGCTGAAGTTGTATATTTTACCGTTACAACATCACCGTTATCTAATGCTTTTCCTATGACACCATCACCAAATAAGATTTCTGGTATCTGATATTCAGATTCCTCTAAGAAAAATACCTTAGAAGTCGAATCTATCTTTGTAATATCTGTTGCTTGTAGATATTTTTCAGTAATTGTTCCAGATGTGACCTCTACAATCATGCTAGAAGTGTCAACTCTGTCGTTTGTAAGTATAAATCTCTGTCTCTGGGACTCATCTTTTACAAAAGTATCAGTCAGATAGAGTCCTTCGTATAAAACTGTGTTAGAAAATGTTGCAATTCCACTCAAACTGTCTACAGATTGCGATGTATCAGTCGGAATTGAGAAAACAAAGTTGTTATTATCCAATCCTGTGAAGTTTAGAACCAATCCTGCACCGATTGTAACAGATTTTGGATAGGGAAATGTCGTTTGAACCGAAATATTGACCGTTGTTCTTGCACTTCTCGCTGATTTTGGTGTATAACCAATCATTCGAGCAAGTTTTACAACGTTTTCACGTAGAACAGCAGTTTCTAAGAACCCTTCATTGACTGCAAGGTTCGCATTTACCGCTGTATAGTAGGTATTGTATGCTAATGCGTCAATAAGCACTGTTAAAGACGATCCTTCAAAGTCATAATCACTAAATTGATCTTGACTTTTTAGATATTCTTTAATTTGTGCCTTGATTTCGTTAAATTCAAGGGCATTGACTTGATTGAATGCCATTATGGTTTAAAGATTACGTTAACATCATCAAACTTAGGTCGGATTCCTAATATCAAGTAACTGACACTACAGTCTAGTTGGTTCCTATCTTCCTCAAAGTCTACGTCTACCGTCACAGCGGTGACTCTAGGTTCATATACCTCAACTGATTGGGATATTCTATTTTTAACTTCGAGTTCTAACGTAGGTGTAGAGTTCTCAAATAATAAACCAATTATATTACCACCGAAGAATGGATTAA